TCTACACGACCTGGATCATAACCCTTGTCTTTTAGTTTTTGTTGAATTTCTTTAACAATGTTCATACTTTACTCCACTGGTTCATTTTCATTGTAGCCATTAATCCTTCGAATGTATTACTATCTATGATGTGTTGTATTTGACTTGAATGTAATCCTGATATCACCATGTCATTGATATCTTTTTGTTGTATAGTATCAGGCCATATACAACATTTTCTACCAAGTTCAATAGTCTTCCGCATATTGGAAACTATCTGTTTGTTTCTAGGTTCATTATCATACACAAAAGTATAAGAGTAGTCAAGCCCTACGACAGAAGGAGCGTGATAAAGAGCAGCATCCATAGTAGCGATAGCATTGTCCAAAAACATGCTATCAATAGGTCCCTCAACAACATAGATTCTTTTGGAAACATCTATTTTGTTCCATCCGAAGATTTTGGGTGCTTCTTCGTTGACTTTGATCGTTATGTATTTTATTTTTGAAGGACCGATTGCTCGTCCTTGAACACCTAGTAGATTTCCATCTCTATCATAAAATGGTATTACTATTCTTGCTTCCTTATATAGTGTTTTCGTGTTCTCTGGAAACACGGTGTTTATATAATGAGCAAAGTCTTCGGCATAGTAAAGTCCCTTGTCGAGCGGAATCATACGATCTTCCATATACTTTCTGGCTGGATGATCTTTGTTCAGAAAGCGAATTTCCGGAAGATTACTCTCGACAATTTTGGGTTTGAATACCGGCTTTGTTATGAACTGATTGACATCAACTTTAGGTGCTGTGTTTGACTGAACAAAACTTTCCAACTGGTATTCATTATATAGGGCAGGATCGACATACTTAATGAACTTTCCGAGACCCATGGTCGTGCTACAATTGTGACACATAAAGCCAAAGTGATCCTTTCGCTTATAGATGTATCCTCGGGTCTTAATTTTGTTCTTCTGGGAGTCACCACAGACTGGACAACGGAAATTCCATAAAAACTCTCCCCGCTGTTTAAACTGTGAAAGTTTGGGAGCGAGGAGAGCAATATACTTCTTATCAATATATACCGACATACATCACCTGGTCATAACGAAGATTTTCATTATATTTGATAGTTGGCTCTGTGTCAACTATCTTCTTGGTAGAAGTTCCTTTTTGTTGTGTTGTTCTTCTATGCTGTTTAAGGACTTCTTTATATCAGAAATCTCGTCCCAAAGATTCGCTCTATCACTGTCGGTTGAATTTGCTCTTTGGCCGAGATAGTCTTCAATATGTTGAACACGGGATTCTAAATAAACAATTTTAGTTCCCATCTCCATATCTCTGACTTTAAGATCACTAATAGTCCATAATAGTGATACACCTATACCACACACAGCAATTACCGCTGTAACGGCGTGTGGTAAAAAATTAACCAAATTAAATCCACGTTCATCATCGCCAATCTCGTCGTGGTGTTCGTGGTCGTTCTGTGACATTTTTGGTTTCTCTCTCCTGTTAAACCTCCATCCTATAGATCGTCGCCCTCACAGGAACGGGGCGACGAATGCGGATTAGTATCTCCATGCAGCTTGAAAATGCATCGGATCATTATCTCCTGGACGTCCTCTCCACCACAATCCGTGCTTCTCCAATATATCTGCAAACTCGTGGTTCAGCATACCTTCACGCCACGATGATGGCCAAGGATTTCTTGCTGGGTCCATATCGATGGCTATACCCCATGAATGGACTGATAATCTAGAACCACCTCGCATGAGACGATAGTTATATGAACCACCTGACTGATCGAGATGTAATTTCTTAATGTTGTCTTTACCAAAGTGACTTAGGACTTCAGTAAACGCCGCTGTATAGACATCAACAACTTTCTTGTGTAGCAACATTGTTTTGAACTGTTGACCACTAGCGTTAAAATACATTGTATAAGGTGGAGTCCACTTTACAATGTTCTCTTTATACCACTTTGAATCAACTTGTCCATTTCTACCAGAAGGATCACCAAAGAACTTGTTTAAGTTTACAGTGTCCTCATGCGGAAACAGTTTCTTACATACATCTGACATGATTTTCTCCTCAGTATTTGATGTATCTCATTTCACCGGTACACTCATTGCGTACCACTATTTTACTCTTAGGATTCTTTTTCGCCCACTCTCTGATTTCAGCATAGCAATCATCTTCTTCTAAGTATGTTCGCCAATGCTTACCCTTACGCTTCTGCATTGTAAGGTTGTGAAATATCTTTGAGTTGACTTCGAACACCGCAGCACCAGCAAACTGTCCTGATCGTCTTGATGTGACGATGTTGTTTGGTTCTGACCGTTTCATCAACTTAGGAAACAGAATAGGTGACTTGTTCTTGGCTTGATCTTTAGGACGAACACCAGGCTCACCTTTTGGACCTACACCAATGCCAGCAACATTACCTGAGCCAGCGTTTACTGTTGGAGCGTCTTCGTCGATCATATGTTCCTCAATATGTTTGCTATCTTTAGATCCACAGGGATCTCTTCTTGTCTGATATAGTATTTATCAAACGAGAAATTGAAATGTGCGGGCATATAGTTAAGATATATTAAGATTGTTTTAAGTAGAGGGTAATCTTCTTGATCAACTTTGAAGAATAGCATGTTTGTTGTCGCTTCAACACCAAACACATTAGCCAGAATGATAACGTGATTGAGGACTAATCGTTCCTTGAACTCACCAGTTTGTTTATACTTGCGTAGTAATCTCTTGACATACTTTAGACGTTTGAGATCATCCTCAAATTCTGATTGTAGAATGTGTGGACGGTCATAACATTTAGCAGCATAGATCAAAAAGTTACCATCATTCAAGTCAAACATTAGCTCTTAGCTTTTTTCATTTCCTTCATTATCTTATACTGATAGTCAGGATTTGGATGATTGTATAGTCTTCTATAGAACATTTTGATAATTATATTAGAAGTTGTACCTTCAAATAAGAATGGAAAGAATCCATGTATAATAGAAGCAATACCAATGGCGATTAGAAAGAAGCCAGCATACACAGCCCACATTAAGTGAGCTATGTATGTTGTTCTGCTTTTCTTTAGATGATCACTCATCAACTGTTCTTAGGAATTTCAGTTGAAGGATCAAACTCAACTTTTTCTTTTAACTTTTCTTTGTTCTTAGCTTTCCATGCTGTAGCGTAAGCGATACCCTTTTCTTTGGCTGTTAGACCATCTTTAGAGTAACCTTTCTTGATATGCTTTACCATACGCTCAAACTTTGCGCCTGGAGGTGCTTTCTCATCTAGTTTTTTATCACTATGAGACATGAAGTCATCAACTGCTGTAACACCATCTTTAGCAACAGCAATCTTACTCTGAACCCATGCTGGAAGATTTTTAGCAGTCTTCAAGTTGGAAACCAGATTTGATGATTTTGCGCTCAATGCTTTCAATTGTGTTTTAGCCATGTTTGTTTCATCAGCAGCGTCGGATTCTTCTTTAATCTTATGTGTCTTAGCCTTACCAGGTTCTTCTCCTTTAGGAATGTCGCCTTTTACACCAAAACGAGATTTGATTTCTTTGTTTAGTTCAGAATGTTTCTTGCGTGTGTGAACACCCAATACTTTACCATCTTTACTAACACGAGCAGTATGGGAATCGTCTGACCACTTGGTCACACGGATTTCTTCTTTAACTGGCTTTGCTGTTTCCTTGGCTTTTTTAAAGTGCCATCCACTGCCAGGAACACCAGCTTTCTTCAATCTTCGTCCAATCTCTTTATGTTGCTCAGGTGTAGGATTTTCAATTCTACCTTTGGTGAAGTCATCGTAAGATAGCTTCTTATATTCTTTATTTTCTTTGACTGGCACACAGTTAGGAACAGGCTTACCCTTTTTCTTCTTCATGCCAATCATCTCATAGCCCTTCCAGCAAGGACCTTTTTCTTCATCAAGTCCCTTTTCAGAAACCTTGACTGCCTCATTGTTACCCTTCTTCTTTTCATCAGAAGTGATATCATGCATTGGCTCTTTAGGAGCATTTGCTTTGGCAATGTTCTGCATACACTCAGCTTCTTCTGCCATGGTGATTTCAGCCATGTCAAGTAGTTTGTCGAGTTCAGCCTTATCAACTAGTCTAGCCATAACACGGAACATACCACCGACTACAGGCTTGGCATATGTAATACCAAATGGTGTAATGATGCCATACTGTAGAAAGAGATAATGTGTTGATGGAACTTCATTGACAAACTCACCAGAGTCGGTCATGCCCATCTTGTGT